TCTCCTGAGTCATGATGGGGTGCTATATCTTGGCCTGCTTTTAATTTAATTAAAAGAACCATACCCCTAACACCATCATGTATTTTTTCAAGGTCTGAAATTATTGGCTCAAGAAGTTCAAGGAGACCTTTGTCATTAGAGGTTGTCTGAGTATAAAAATCTTCTCCCTCTTTCCATTTAAGATCTGTAGTGTATACGAAGTATGAGTTTGTATCCTTGTGAACATAGTAGTTATCTTGTCTTGATGTATTAATAAACCACTCTTCAGAAAAACTATCTATATAGTTTCTGATTGGCTCAACATCGTAACTACCATGCTGTTTGAAGTTAAAATCTTCTAACATCTTTCTCATTTTGTCTCCAAGGTTTCATTAAAATCTTTAGAATATCCAAAGTTTGCAAAGTCAGAACTGTAAAAATTTTGAGTCATTTCTATTGCTTCATTTGTATAGTCTTCTATATACGATTCTACCACATAGTTACCTACATTGTAAAATCCAAGCGTCCACCCAAGTTCTTCTTCTAGTTCTTTTAAGTTTTCAAATTTATAAATTCTGTCTACTTGTACATTTTCTTCATCCATAACATAAAAAGACTGAGGCAGATGAAGTAGTGGGCTTATAGGAGATATTTTCCCCTGCTTAATATTATCTAAATACTCTGCAAAAGATATGCTTGTCTGATTAGTCTTGTTGTACTGTTTGTAGCAACTGTAGGTTCTTGTATATGGGTTTCTTACAACAGCAAAAGAGAATACAGTTTCGTCTATTGAGTTTGCCTCTTTTAAATATGAGTAAGGATCGTGATGCCTTGGCCAGGCTCTATTCCAATTATCTAAATTATTGTCATAAAGTATTTTAGAGATGGAAGATCCTGCAGTCTTTGGAATGTGAACAAAAAGAATGCTATCGTATTTTTTCCCTTTTATTGTTATGCTAGACATTCTCACTATTTATTTCTTTGACTAGTTTATTTACTAAAATATCATTCTGCTTGCTATGAGATGAATCAAAAAATAAATTATTTGTAAACAATAGCAGATCAGTTATTTTTTCATTTTCAAGTTCAATTATTTTTTGCTTGACTGTTTCATAGTCTCCGATTATTGAGTAATCTGGTAGTCTTGGATTAGAAGCAGCAAGTATCTTTTTATACTCTTCAATATCTTTATTTGATTCTAAAATAACAATACCAGCACTGACCATTCGTCCAGCAAGACCATCAAACTTTTCTAAATTGTCTCTATAGGTATCCAGCATACATAGGGATGTTCCATTAAACATTCTTGCAGTTTCTATAGCATAGTCAGAATAACCACTAAAGACCATTGGTGGAACTATTGGTGTTGGACAGTGTAACTTGTACATGCCTACAAAGTTTCTTAGATAGGTAGTTCTTTTTTGAATAGTGTCTATAAGTTCTGACTCCCCAAAAATATCAAATTCAATATCTGATTCGTCATCTCTTACATGAAAATCTCCAGCAACCCAATTAAAAATAAGTCTATCTTTGTCTATTTCACTATATGCTCTGGTCATCATTGCAGCATACTGAGCACTCACATGGTAGGGTCTTAAAGCAATCATATACTTTAACTTATTACCAGGGGTGAGTGCTGCAGCAGACTTAAGAAAATAGTCTGATTGCGCTGAATGAAATGTTAGTAAGACTGACTTATAGCCAGAGTCTTCCAGTCTATCTGAGAGATTTTTTAATTCATTTACATTACAATGTAAGTCTCTCAGCATATAATGAATATTCATGACTAGGTTAGTTTTTCTCGCTCATCAACTACGCTAATCATAAATGACATCATGCTATTATAACCATCAGGGATTGACATGACCTTGTTATAGTGGTGACCACAAAATAACAATTCTCCAGTAATTCCAGTTACTTTGACTAACGCTTCAGCATTGCATCGATCACATCGATCAAGAGGCGTAAGAGTCCATTCTTTTTCTTGCACGTTATCTTTAGTCATACCAAACATTATACTACCGCTTTCTGTTATCGGTGGAATAAAATCCACTACCGTTGAATACTGCTCCTATATTAGAGTATACACGAACTAAAGACTTATTGCAAGTCTCACACTCATATCCTGGATCATCTTCAGATATTCCACGAATCTTTGTGTATCTAACTGCACAAGTCATGCAATCATATTCATATGTTGGCATTTTATATTTCCTTTTTCCTATCGTGAAGAAATGTAGTAATAACATATTTTATTCCAGAAGATACAGGGTGGGCAATATGCCTATATGCATAGTTAGATGGAAATAAAATTATAGTCCCAGCCTTTGGCTTAATTTTTTTATTGAAGTTTACAAACTCAATCTCTCCGCCTTCGTAATCATCGTTTAAATAAATTAAAACAGATATTGATCTTGCACTGGCAGTAGATCCATCATAATGCTCACGGTAATACTGTTCAGGACTATATCTAAGCAAACTATAGTTTTCTTCATCTATAATCTCATCTTTTATATTAAAATCTTTCTTGTAATATCTAGATATATTAGATACTAAATTTTTACAGTCAGAATTTAAATTTTTAAAATAATCATTTGTTAATGAATTTTTTGTAATGCCCAATGTATCTGTATTTCTTACTTTGTTTACAAAAGTTTCACCAGTTTTTGGATCATAAGTGCTTGCAGGGATAAAGTCGATTCCTTCCTGAGAAATAGAAAGAGATATTGTTTCTAAAAAATTAGGCCATGCATCTTCATATATGGCAATAGTTCCACCAACCACTTTGGTTGGAGAAAATATTTTTTCAGACACTACTTCTTTTTCTTTTCTTTTACAGTCCAGATAGGAGCATTAAGTTTATCTCCACCCCACTCATATCCAAGTAGTTTTACAACTGCTTTAATTATTTTAATACGCATTACTTTACCTTCTTCCCAAACCTTGCCCAGATTCTTTCATGAAGATAGAAGAAAGTCATTTCTAGTGAAAGATACATCAATCCATACAGACCAACATACTCCCACTCTGCCTCTCCAGTAAAGTACTTAAGTACGAGATAAATTATTCCAGCAACAAAAGTAAAATGTACAAACGGCCAACTTACAGTCTTTAGTAATGACTTTCTTCTAGACTCCATTATAGTGCTACCATTCCCTTACCTCCGCCACCACCAGATGACTTCTTTGCAGTAGGCTTAGCAGCCTTCTTTACAGGTGCTGCCGTTGTTGCAGATGCTACAACCTTGTTGAGTAGTGGAGCATTTTCTTCTCCAGTGTATACTGGACGACCCCAACCAACTACAGCATTAACTAACTTCTTCTTATTGTTCTTTACATATGCACGAGTCTTTTCTACGCACATTCCTCCATTGCGCTGGTCTCCCTTTGCAGTTCCTGAAGTGTTTCCTTCAATAACTTGGATAGTTCCATCACCATTGTTCTTAATGCAAAGACCAACATGTGAAATACGATTTACACCGTCTTCTGGGAAATCAAAATAAATCCAGTCTCCTGGAGTTGGATCATCATTACGAGCATCTGACCAACGCTCAGCCTTCTTGAACCAGTCTGCTGCTGCAACTGTTGATGCAGTCTTTGGGAATGACTTTACCCCCGCAGTAAATGCTGACCAAGAAACAAATGACTGGCACCATGGTTGGAAGTTTACCTTGATCCATGCACCGTACTTTGTTTCATTGTCTTTAGGGCCTTCGATTGTGCCCACTTCTTTCTTTGCAACCTCAATGATTGCTTCTAAACTACCTTTTGCTGCCATGTTGTTCCTCCTTGTAGGTATGACAATACAATTATATCACGCTGCCCCACCTGGCCTCGATCCAGGGACATCCGAATTAACAGTTCGGCACTCTACCAACTGAGTTATAGGGCAATGGGGCAGTTTAAAGTCATGCCTAGGACTATTATTTAGTTACGAATATATGATGCTGTTCCAATTAAAATCTTTGGCAGAGATACTAAGTATTCTCCAAAAGTTTTAAAAGTGTTTCGGTTTACATATGATGCTGCAGAAAGAACAGTTGCTACAGAACTTCCAGCAGTGTCGGTTGGCGATCCATTATATTTTGTAATGCGTACTTTTCCAGGAGCAACCATATCAAGTCCAGGACCTGTATTTGTTGCTGCCTCAAGTTGTGTTGCATTGCCCAATGCTCCAACACCAATTACTCCACTGATGCATGAAGGAAACCCTACAACGTCCCTGCGCTTATCATTTCCTGTTGCAACAAACACTGGAATATTATTTGCATTCAAAGATGCTACTGAGTTGATTGTTCCTGTGTCAGTAGTGCATCGAGATAGATTGTTTGCAGAAACAGAAGACTGGCTAACTGAGAGAGCATCAATACTATACTTTTCTGCATTTTTTGATACCCAGTCAATTGCTTGTGACAATGCCTTAACATCTCCTCTTGAGTTTCCTGAAACGGTAACATCGTTAAATCGAATAAAGACAATCTTTAGGTTTGGATTAACTGTTAGTGCAGCCTTTACCATTGAATCACCGTGGTATGTAGCGTTATTAATATTTGCTGGCCATGGAGCAGATGCTGATCCCTTGCCTTCCATGAACAGTTCTCCGTTAGGGCAAGACATGTTTTGGCTAGGAACTGACGACTTTGATGTTGTGAAGCAAACTTCGTGAATGATTGATGGGAAGTTGTTTGAGTTAATAGCAGAGTCAATAATCGCTAGGACTCTCTCGTCTTGTGCTTGTGCTGGTGCAACTGCTGTAAATGCAATTGCAATTGATAGTAGTGCTAGTAGTGCTTTCTTCATTTTTTCTCCTTGTTTGTTGTTATTGTTTGATTTTTAAAACTAGTTGGCAAGGGTCTCCGCCATCTTCCCACTCTTGCTCTTCTTCTTCTGTCATATAAGGATCGCCCTCGTGTGTATTGCAGAATGGTTCTGTTACCCATCCTCTTTCGATACCGTTTTCAAGCCAGATCTCAAACTCATCAAAATCTGACTCTATGTTTTGAATGTCTTTTAGAATCTCTTCAAATTCTTCGCTCATATTATAAGTATACTCCTAGAGACTGACAATGTCAACTGGACCCATGCATGATGGGTTAAATTTAATTGCAGCATTTACTGCTTGGACTACTCTGTTCCTTGCATTTTTCTGCTTATCTGTTGCATATAGAACTCCATAAGCATATTCTGCTCCAGACCCCATTGCAAGATAAGGAAGCATATACTTAGATAAAGACATATCTGCAGAACTATGTTCGTAGATTTCTCCACGCACTGCAATAATCAAACCAAGATCTCCGTCTTTAGATGTATCAACCCAAAACTCATTATAAAATTCTTTCAGTTCTTTAATGAATCTCGTCTGCATGAATTTATCTGTGTCTTTAATGTTAGGTGGTGTTGGCTTAAAGTTATAACGGATTCTTTCTCCGTCCATTGATCCAGCATATCCAATAAGATAAGGGCCTATCTTCCAAACCTTTGGAGCAGTTAATGCTAAAATAGTACCATCATCTGATGCTCCACGATCTCCAGCCATGTAGATTTTATCTTCATGTTTTACTACAGCAATACAGGTCATGACAAAGCCCTCTCCAGATAGGTGATACTCAAGTATACCATTACCCAGAGAGGGCTGTCAACTATAACCTACAATGACTAATTAGCCTTTTTGTCTACAGTCTTAAATGCTTCATTTATTTCTGCGATTGTAAGTTTTCCATCGTCCAAAAAAGCCCTTGCCAGTCTCTCAATAACTGTTGCTACGCCTAGCAAACCTGCAAGCATAACTGCCTGGACTGTATCAATTCCTACTACTGCTCCAGCACCAAGTACTGATAGACCAGAAGCAGCGAACACTGCTACGATACGCATCAAAACATTTGTCAAAGCCTTTTGTGGGTGCTCCTTCTTAGGAGCCTCTACTACCTTTTTTCTTGTCGCCATTTTAGTCCTCCTTTCTTAGTGGGATTGTAATTAGCCAGACTACTGTGGTTGCAAGTACTGCAATACCAACAATATCTCTTGCTGATCCCGTCAAAGTTAGCCATGCGATGAAGAAGCCAAGGAGAGTAAAGGCCTGTGCGATTACTTCCACCCCTGCATCTTTTAGCCATGTGAAGAATCCCTTCACAACCTTTTTGATTATTTTCATATTACCTCCTCATCCCAATCATTACGTTTGCAATCTGTGAAACAATGATTACTGGGATAATGACTTCCTGGGCTTTCTCTCTCTGATCGTCTGTCATGTCCATACCCAACTCAGAGAAATTGGATAGGAGTTCTAGTGGGTCCACATTAAATAATGCTCCTAGTGGATCTGCCAAGAATGCTTCTGTTTGTACTTCTGTTACTGCATCTGCTAATGTAAATGGCATTGGGGTTTCTCCTGCATCCCCTGCTCTATCTGCGAACTCAACAAATGCTGAAGCAAGTGCTGGGTTATCTTTCATCTGTTCAGCAATCTGTGCAACTTCTGATGCCTTAATACCAAGGTCTCCAGCAATCTCTGCTTTTGCTTCTTGTGTCAAAGACTTAAGAGTTTGGCTAACTGCTGCTACTTGTTCAGGAGAAAGTGTAACTAACTTATTGTCCTTGCTTGTTAGGTTAGCAATAACTCCAGATAGATCTTCTGCTGTTCCTGTACCCTTTTCAGGAATGAGTGCAGAAAGTTCTTCATCCTTTATTTCAGGATTCTTCGTTGGCTCTGGTATTGGTTCTGGCAATGGTTCTGGAGAAGGCTCAACTGTAGGCTCTGTTTCAGGAGCAGGGGTTGGTTGTGGTTCTGGTGTAGGTTCTGGATCCACTGTTGGCTCTGGCTTAGGCTCTTCTGTAGGTGGTGCTTCTGGAGTAGGTTCTGGGCTTGGAGCAGGGGTAGGTGGTGTCTCTGCTGTAGGCTCAGGTGAAGGTGCTGGACTTGGTGCTACTGAAGGCTCTGGAGTAGGCTGTGGCTGTGGCATATTTGCAAGGGCAGTAGCAATAGCAGCATTAATTCTTTGCTTCTCTTCAAAATCCCATTGAGAAATATACTCTTCTTCTGCAGCAGTAATAGCATCATTCATATCCTCAATTGCGTTGTTGTAGTTTTCAATAGCACTATCTTTTGCTGCTAATGTTAAAGCAGTGTTCAGTTGTGCAATTTCATATGTCGTTTCTGCTTGATCTTTTTCGTCTTGTGCTAATTCTAAATCATCTTGTAACTCATTTAGTGTTGCAACCTCTTGGTTATAAACAGATAACTTATCGTTATAAACTGCCAGAGCAGATGTTCTTGCTGCAAGTGCTTCGTTGTAATCATCTATTTGTGACTGAGTTGCACCTGGTCCTGATGAAAATGTTCCAAGATTACAACTAAACCCTACTCCCCATCCACCAGTGTAGTCGCATCCTGCTCCAGTCCAACCTCCAGGTATTGCCCATCCAAGATGATATGATCCTGGGCCTCCACCGTTATACCACCAAATTTCTACATCCAATGTTTTATCTTGGCTTACATCATATACTGGTGAATAGTTGCTCCATCTTACCCCTTGTTCTACCCAGTTGTTGATTGCAAGTTGTCCGTCAATGAACATTCTAAAACCATCATCTGTGTACCCTGCAAAATAGGTTGATGTCCAGTGGTCTGGGACTGTTATCTTTCCAGTAAACTTAACAATAATGTTTTCATATCTACCACATACTGGAAGGTTCATAGAGTTTGAGTTCCAAGTACCAGTACATATAACAGAGCCAGGCACTGCCTGACTGCCATTTCTTAAAAGATTGTACACAGTATATTCTAATCCTGGACCTCCAGCAGCCTGCATATTAGACTGTGTTGTTTGAAGATTAAGGTTGGCTATGGATAAGACTTCTTGGGCATCATCTTTGTTTGTTAAGGCTAAAGCAACTGTGGCTGTTTGTCCATCTACTGAGGACTGGGCTAAGGAAAGGTTTGATATTTTTGTGTTGAGGGTTGATAGGGATTCTGCTTCTGTCTCTACTGCTTCATCATATGACTCTTCTGCTGAGATTTTGTTATCCCTGGCAGTTACGGCATCATCATACTTCCCCTGTGCCACATCAATAAGGGACACCAACTCAGCACTATCATTAAGGTCTGAGACCTTTTCATTAAGGGCTTCTATCCTCTGGGCACCTACTGTTATAGGGTCGTCAGAATGAGCCTCTGTAGGGGCTATTAGGAGCCATCCAAAGGCTAATACTGTGGCTGTTACTATTCTTAATAATTGCTTTATTTGCCTTCCCCCTCGCAGACCTGATGTCTGATAGGATGATTATACCATTTTATTGCACAAAAAAGGGGCTACCACAATTGGCAACCCCTTTAGTGTTGGATTAATTACTTAAGCAAAGCAACCTTTGCCTTTGGATTCTTCTTGTTCCACTGAAGAGCCAACTTATTGAATGCAGCCTTCATTGACTTAAGTGCTGCAGCATTGTCTGCAGTCAACTTAGCAATCTGTGCATCCTTAGCAGCAAGTGCTGCATCTGAAACAACCTTTGCATCTGCTAGTGCCTTTGCTGAAGCAGCCTTTTCTGCTGCAAGTGCAGCATCTGAAGCAACCTTAGCAGCAGCAGCATCCGCTGCAGCCTTGACTACTGCAGCATCTGCAATAGCCTTAGCAGCAAGTGCTGCATCCTTAGCAGCCTTTTCAGCAGCAAGTTCTGATACTAGATCACGAACTGCAATCTCTGCAAAAGGTGCAAGTGTTGGAGCAGTCAAACCAACTACTGCACCTGCAACAGCATCTGTTGATGTTGTTGGAGCAAATGTAATTAGTGAGCGTGTTCCTGTTGTTGGAAGAGTTGCCTTAAAGGTTGCTGTTCCAAAATCTGTTAGTGTAGCACCAGTTGTTACTGTTGCTGTGTCTAGTACTGCTGTTGCAGCAAAGACTGTTGCTGTAATTGACTTACCAGATACCTTGTTACCAAATGCATCTGTTGCAGTTACAACGATATCCTGCTTAGTTCCTGCTGCACCTGCTGTAGGTGCTGAAACTGTTAGGTTATTGATCTTGCCAGCAGTACCCTGTACATAGTATGTAAGAGTTGTTCCACCATTGTTGATTACAACGGTTCCAATTGCTGTTGTCTTTGTGTAGACAAAGAATGTTGCAGTTGTTCCAGTGCCTGTTGCAATTGTCAAAGATGATGATCCTGACGATGCTCCAACTGGTGCTGCTGATGTGTGTAGTGCTGATACGATTGTTGCGTTAGTTGCTACTGCAGAAACTGATGTTCCTGCTGCTACTGTTGCTACAAAGCGTAGTGCATCTGCTGCATCGATTGTGTTGTCTGCTGGTACTGGCAATGTGGCAGGGGTAGCAATTACACCGTTAGTTGTGTTTGCTGTTCCATCTAGCGTTACCGCTACTGTCATTACTGTAGCATTTGCAGGTGCTACTGCGACCATGCCCAAAGTCATGGCTGCAACCACGGCTAGTGCGATTTTCTTGAATGAATTCATTCGTTATTCTCCTTGTTATAGTGTTTTTAGTCTTTCCAAATAGTCTTTTATGTCTTCTATTTGGCTAGGTTTATATTGTATCACATTGCGACTTTCCAAGTCAAATTGCTCCTCTGGAGTCTTTGGCCTGTCTTTAAAAGTATGGACCTCTACTTCAGTGTCTATATTTTTTGGGGTATGTGATATTGCCCCAAATATTGCTCCACACACAGCATCAGCCAAGTCCTTTGACTTTTTTCGTGGGTGGTCAACTCTGTCATTTTTCATAATCTTTAACTGTGTTAGTTCATCAAACAATAAATCAATTGCAGGCATAGCAAGTCTTTCTTCGTATACAAGCATTGCCATATCCTCGTAGTGCTTCTTAGCAACAGAAACAGTATCAGTTTTCATACCAACCTGCTTTAATTCATTTTGAATATCAAATGACTGCCAACGGTCAAAAGAAACCATTCCAATATCAAACCCCAGTCTTCTAAGGTTTTGAATCCACTGCTTCACTTCTGATAGATTTACTGGCCCCTCTACCTTTGGTTCCCACCATGCTACTGCATCTACTACAACTATTGGTGCTACTTGTTCGTAGTTGTTAATAACTTGAATGTTTACCCATTTTTCTACGTGTGCAATCGCTACCGCACACTTATCGTGCTTTTGTGCAAGGTCAGCGTGAACATAATACTTCTTTGTTGGATCTGGTTTAAATGATTCATCAAATCTTTTGAATGTGTCTACTGGGTTTCTTAGCGTCATGCATGCTCTTACCTTGTCTGCCTGCTTAAAGAATGCATCTGAAGCAAAGGTTGGAACACATGCAAACCGCATCATTGCATCGCCTAGGTCAGTCATGAATGCAATCATGAAGTCATCAATCTTTCGTGTAGGATTTACTTCCCATGTAGGTCTCTTTAGTGCAAACACTCCTGGATATTTATATGATGTAATTTGATCTTCATCCCATGAAATTTCAAATGTGTTGTCTGGGCTATCTTCTGGAAGCAATGGATTAATAGTAAATTTGTGTGTTCTTTCTATTACTTCCTTTTCAGCAACAACATCATCGTATCTTTCTGAAATAAAGTCACCTGGATATCTTGGGAAAGAAAGCAGAACAACCTTGCCAAGGTCAGGGAAACGAGAGTCTACTGAGCCACGGAAAGCCTTATAGATGTTGTCAGCAGTCTTTCCTTGTTCGTTTCCTGTTCCAACCTCAGATGCAAAACCAGAAATCTCATCAAGCACTGCAAGAAGAAGGTTCAAACCCTCATGCGATTCACGCTCTGAGTGACCAGAGTAAACAGTAATTGCTTTATCAAACTCAATCGAGTCAGCCTTAGCATAATACTTTCCTGCAAACCAAGGGGATCTTTCGATCTTTGACTTAAAACCTTTAAAGAAAACATTCTTAGCCTGTTGAGCGTTAATAGCAACGTTAATTAGATCAATAGCATCTCCAGAGGGCTTACCAAAATACTTTGCTGGGTCTTTTAAGCATAATAGTTTATATACGATGTATGAGCATGCTACGGTTGATGTGAAGTCTTTTCCAGATCCCTTGCCAAGTTGCAGGATGATTTCGTTCTTTGTGTACTTATTATAATACTGAGTACCTTTTTCTTCACCCATTATGTTAATCAAATCTTCTTTACGATAGATCTGGCTCATTGCCTCTACAATATCGTATTGGATATCAGATAAAGGTGGCTGTCCAAGATATGCTTCACCCTCAACAAATGTTCTTGCGTCTACTGGCATTTCATTAAAATGATCATCCTGTAGTGCTTCAAGAAACTCATTGAACATCGTGGACAACTGTAATCACCTCATTGTCTTTTGCAAATGCAGACAATCTTCTCATAATTTCATCACGAACTTGTGGGTATTCAGATGCAATATCTTTTAAAATAAGCACAAGAATC